GGAGGTGCTGCTTGTGACAACAGAAGAAAAAAGAACCGTTGAGCTTTTGCGGCAAAACGGAAAAAGCAATGCAGAAATTGCAGAGCATTTGCATATATCGCCCAACACTATTAAGTCCTATCTGAAACGCAAGAAAAGAAGTGATAACTCTTGCCTGATGTGTGGCATTACCATTACACAGACACCGCATAGAAAGAAGAAAAAATTCTGCTCCGACCACTGTCGACAGAAATATTGGAGAAAGAATGCAGGAAGAACCTCCGCAATGAAAGAAGTCGTCTGTGCAGGATGTGGAAAGAAATTCTATGCCTATGAAAGCAAACAGCGTAAATACTGCTCACTTCTCTGCTATCACGGAGGTATTGCGGATGAACAGTGAAAAATTACAAAAAATCAGCACCTATAAGGTCACACTTGCTGTTCTGAAAAAGTGGCGGAAAGACGGCATTATTTCGGAACATGAATTTCGTAAATGCGAGTTAAAAATTGCCGAAAAATTCGATATATCTTTGTGCAGTATATATCGTGAAACTGCTTGACTTTAGATCGCTTCCGATTTAATATGTAACACTGAGGAGGGATACTATATGGCACGCACCATAAAAAAGGTCGAATTTCTGCCTAAAATGCCAAAACTGCTGAACGTTGCCGCTTATGCCAGAGTGTCCAGCGGCAAGGATGCCATGCTGCATTCTCTTTCCGCACAGGTAAGCTATTACAGTGAAAAAATTCAGAAACACACCGGATGGAAATATTGCGGTGTGTATGCAGATGAGGCAGCAACAGGTACGAAAGACAACAGAGAACAGTTTCAGAAACTTCTTGAAAAATGCCGTGCTGGCAGCGTGGACTTGATTCTTACGAAATCCATCAGCAGATTTGCACGAAATACCGTCACATTACTTGAAACTGTACGTGAATTGAAAGATTTAGGTGTGGATGTTTATTTTGAAGAGCAGAATATTCACAGTCTTTCAGCAGACGGCGAACTGATGCTGACGATTCTTGCAAGCTATGCACAGGAAGAAAGCCGTTCAGCAAGCGAAAATCGCAAGTGGCAAATCCGAAAAGACTTTAAAGAAGGCAAAATCGGGAGCATTACAATTTTCGGGTATCGGAGAAATGCTGACGGTATTCTGGAAATTGAACCCACGGAAGCAGAAATCGTTAAGATGATTTTTTCGGACTATCTTTCCGGAATGGGCGGTCTGAAAATTGCAAAGAAACTGAACGAAATGGGTATCAGAACAGCACAAGGGAATCTCTGGACATCTCCAAGAATTAAGGAATTGCTGTCCAATGAAAAATATGTCGGCGATATGCTTTTACAGAAATATTTTCGCAATAATCATATAGAAAAGAGAAAAATGCAAAACAACGGTGAACTTCCCAAATATCTGGTAGAGGACGCACATGAAGCGATTATTGACCGTGATACATTCCAAAAAGTGCAGGAGTTGATTGCACAAAGACAGTCAAAATTTTCTCATACAGGTTCAAAAAAACGCTATCCATTATCGGGAATGATACAGTGCGGATGCCGCGGAAAAAATTATCAGCGAAAAGTATTCAAGCAAGGTTCTGCATGGATTTGTGCCACATTTGCAAGGCGTGGAAAAAAATACTGTCCTGCTGCAAAGCAGATACCTGAAAACATTCTGCAATCCGTTCTTTGCGAGGTTTTAGAGTTGGAGAAGTATGACGACGACACAGTTCTGAAATATATTCGGCAAATTATTGTTCCCGAACCAAACGAACTGATTTTTATCTTTTATAATGGTAAACAGGTTCAGAAACATTGGGAAAATCCGTCACGTTCTGAAAGCTGGACGGAAGAAATGAAACAAAAAGCAAAGGAAAGGAGTTTACAATGGCACGAAAAATCACAATGATTCCGCAGACCATTAATCCGCAGACACGAACGGCAATGGATACGAGAACAAAACGAAAAGTAGCAGGTTACGCCCGTGTTTCAACGGATTATGAGGAACAGATTACTTCCTACGAGGCACAGGTTGATTATTACACAAATTACATTCAAAGTCGTGATGACTGGGAGTTCGTCAAGGTCTATACAGACGCAGGCATAAGTGCGACAAACACACGGCATCGTGAGGGTTTCAATCAAATGGTGGAAGATGCACTTGCCGGAAAAATCGACCTTATCATAACAAAGAGTGTGAGCCGTTTTGCACGAAATACCGTGGATTCTCTTACTACTGTACGTAAACTGAAAGAAAAAGGAATTGAGGTTTACTTTGAAAAAGAAGGTATTTATACGCTGGACTCTAAAGGGGAATTGCTCATTACGATAATGTCAAGCCTTGCACAGGAAGAATCACGCTCCATTTCCGAAAACGTTACATGGGGACAGAGAAAACGCTTTGCAGACGGTAAAGTCAGTCTGCCATACAGCCATTTTCTTGGCTACAAAAAGGGAGAGGACGGCTTGCCGGAAATTGTACCGGAAGAAGCTGAAATTGTCCGCTTTATCTACAGAAGCTACATGAACGGTCAGACATCTTACGCCATTGCAAAAATTTTGACAGAACGCCATATTCCAACTCCGGCAGGCAAGGAAAACTGGCGGCAGTCCACCATTGAAAGCATTCTGACAAATGAAAAATACAAGGGCAGTGCGCTTCTGCAAAAGAAATTCACA